TAACGTTGCTACTGCTAGTATTACAGAAGCAGGTAGTGGCTATACATCAGTTCCAACAGTGACATTCAATAAACCAGCTAACGTTGTGGTTGATGGATTTACTCAAATTGCAGGTAAAGTATTTAAATTTTCAAGCGGTGTAACCAGCGGTATCTACGCAGGTATGGTTGCTAATGCATTCTTTACTACAACTACACTAGGTAACCCAACTAAAGTAGTCAGTGTTGATGTTGCAAGCGGTAATATCACAATGTCAACAGCTAACACAGCAGCTATCAGTTCACCAGTTAGTTTTGGTGACGTTGGTCGCTTAGGTGATATATTACCAGTGTTGATCCCAGCAGTCACAACAGCCAACACAATCCAAGGTAATGCTTTTATTACATCAGGAGCAGGTGGTAGAGTGTGTGACATCCTTTCACAAAAAGGTTCACGTCGTTATAGAGTAACAAACGATCAAGGTACAGACACAGTTCGCCTAGTTCCAACAGGTATCAACGGTAACGAAGATGCTAATAATCCAACAGTGGCTGCAGTAACAGCCGCAGGTGGTCCAGTAGCAGCCGGTCAAATGACTATCCAAGCTACAGACAGCGATGGTGGTACATACTGGGTCGGTAAACTTGAAGGTCAAACAGCATTAGTATTCCCAGGCGGTACAGGTACTCCTGGAACACAGTTTACTGCTAATACTCATGTTATATGGTCTATGAACGCAGCCGTAGCAAGTACTACAGTAAAACTAGCAACAAACGACTAATTTTAGTCACAGTAAAAATAGCACCTACGGGTGCTATTTTTTTATCCCTTGCTTTGATGATAAATAATAGAAACTGGAAGAATTATGGCTAGCGTAAAGAAATTTAATGGTAATTTAATAATACAGACCCCTGTGAAAACAGGCACGAATGCTAACATTACCTTAGACACAGATTTTGTAATTATCACAGGTAATCTTAATGTTCGTGGTAATACTACGGTAATTAACAGTAATACACAGACTATTACTGATAATATACTTACTTTAAATAGTGGCGAAACTGGTAACGGTGTAAGCACATTAGGTACTACATCAGGTATTGAAATTGATCGCGGAATTGCCCCAGGTGGCAATGTTAAATTAATATGGAATGAATCTACTAGTACATGGCAAGTAAGTGGCATGACTCCGGGTGCTCCGGGTGATGGAAATCAATATCTTAACATAGCAACTACCACAGGCGGCACTGCTATTTCGGCGGTAGTTGAAGATCCAAATCCGGTGCTTGGTGGTAACTTAAACGTTAACAATTTTACAATTTATGCTAACGTGGCCGCAGGAACCTATGTTACCTTACAAGGCGCACTAAATCTTAAATCAGCTAATGTTACTCCAACAGCTGCAGTAGGTAGTACAATATTTTATGCATCAGATACTGGTGCAGGACAAGCTGGCGTATTTGTAGTTAACCCAGCAAGTACCAACGAAGAATTAGTAACAAAACGAAGAGCGTTTGGCTTTTCATTAATATTATAGGAATAAACAATGGCAATAACTAATTACACTTTAGGAACATCACCAGCAAACATTTATACTAGTTCTGGTAATACAGTGGTATCGACTATGTACTTTTGTAATAATCATACATCAGCTATCAATCTTAATGTATATCTGCTACAAAGCTCAGCTACAGTAGCTAATGCTAGTGTGCAAATTTATAAAGATGTACAGCTTGCCGCCAATGATACCTATGTTGTTGACATGGAAAAATTAGTACTTGCCAACGGTGAAAAAATCCAAGCAAATGCATCAACAGGATCAGCAGTTACAGCAACAATTAGTTACGTAGGAATTTAACATGGGACACATGCTTAAGAATACAGTATTCCAAGGTGCCAGCCATACACTTGGAATTCCAGCAAATCCTAGCTCAATTGGTCCCGGGCTTAACGAAGAAGTAAATGGGCAAATTCGATTTAATACCAGCACTAACAGATTAGAATTTTGGGCAAACATTACCGGCACACCCAAATGGAATACTGTAGCACGTGAAGGCAATGTAGCTATAGTTGCCCAGGCTAACCTTGTTGGTGACGGATCAAGGATATTATTTGAACCTATGAGCTATTCTTATAGCTCAGGCCAAGAAGCACAGGTTATAGTGTTTGTGGGCACTGTTTATCAAATTCCTGTAACAAACTATACTTTTGCTGGTAATTCATCTATACAATTTAGTAGTGCGCCTAGCAATTTATCTTCAATAACAATCTTACATAATTTCGCAAGCACATTCGCCGCTTAACTTTTCTGATAAATAGTAGAAAGGTTGGATAATTAATGGCAATCAGTCGTGTTCCTGGGTTCTCTCTATTAGCTAATTTAGATCGTCAAGGTACTGATCTAAGTCTCACCTCTTCGGGGCAAACTCTACAATATTGGGACGTAACTAATTATCGCATAGGTATTAATAATCAAGCACCACAACAAGAATTAGATGTTAGCGGTAACATCATTACCAGTAACGGTCACGTTTATACCGGCGCAAATCTACAGTTTGACATAGGTAGTTACACAAACTACTGGCGTACTGGTTATTTTGGTAATGTTTACGGAACATTACAAACCAACACCCAACCAAATATTACCACAGTTGGTAATATCACTAATTTAAATGTCACTGGTAATCTAACTGTGGGTGGTATTACTATCGGCAATATTGTTGCTACGGACAATTTAAATGCTGGTAATAATAGAATTATCTGGGTAGCTGACCCAATTAATAATACAGATGCTGCCACCAAAGCCTATGTTGATAGTCAACTTGGGAATGTTTCTGCCGGTACAATAGGTAACGTAATTCCATTAGGTACACCCACAGACGGTAATCTGGCTGACAATAATGCAGCCTATCTAGGATTTACAACATCAACAACGGTTACAGATGCTATTGATATCTTAAACAGCGTATCACAAAACTTATTTACAAATACATTTGTTCGTAGTGTTACATTCTCAAGTAATGTAACCGCAGGCGGTGCAGGACAGACTATTTTATTAACAATGGTGCCACAAGGTAATGTAAATCAATACACTATCCAATGGGGTGACGGCACATCAAATACAGTAACAAGTTCCACAACAACTACTCATACCTATGCCACCAACGTTGGCACACCATTTACGATCATTGTCAATGCTACTAATACCAATGGTGCTAGTCCAAGCAATGTTGCTAATGCGGTCCGCACAAACTATATCACTATCTATGCCGCTGACCCAGCAATGGGCTTTGGCATGTTTAGAGCAAACGTAAGTAGCGCACCACTAAGTGGTAATGATTTATACAGTATCCAAGGTAATGTGATTTATCTACAGAATACCACAACCAATACTAATACTGCCACAGTAACTTGGAGCATCAATTGGGGTGATGGCACTTATGCCAATGTGCCAAATAACTCATCAGCAGGTGGTGTGTTGGGGCCTTATGCTAATAAAACATACACAGCCAGCACGGGCACAGGAACACTGGCAGTTAACCTAGCCCTGCTTACAGATGATATCGCCAACCCAAGCATCTTACCAAGATATGCAACACCTATAACACTTAAAATTTATGGCAACAGCGTAAGTCCTCCAGCAGGACTCAATACCAAAGTATTAACATTTACAGGTAGTGTTGGGACTAATGCAACACTAGCAAGTAGCGCCACAGACAACACAGGCGGAACAGCATTGGCTGCTAATGCGTCAGTGAGTAGAACTATCGCAACAGGATCAACACTGATATCAGCCAACTCGGGCAACGTAAGTTCAAGTTTCACCTGGAGTTCAAACATTGGCTACTTACAGGCAGTGGTAAATGGAGTAGTGCAAGGCAATGCGAATATTGCCGCTACTACATCACCAACAGTCACAGGCAACCTTGGTATACTTGGATTTAGTGATTATAATTTATTAACGTCAGCCGGTGCCGCAACTACATTTGCTAGCTCAACATACTACCCGGGATATTATTACGGATTTAGGGCAAATATACTAGCTCGCGGTGATTTTATACCGGTAGGTATCAATCGCTTTGGTATGAATCATTCTAGCACAGGCATCGTTGCTAATATTGAATTTGTCAAAGATGATGTGACCGCCGTGCCAACTGTTACCTCAGGAACATTAGCAATCAAAGCACCTGGCACTTACAGATATATTTCTGGCATACCATATTTCAATACTGGTAGCCCACAACTATGGTGGCAGAATGTTACAATCAACAGTTGGATTGGACAAACATGGAACAACACAGCCAATGTGGCGTTTGTGGTAACTGGCACAGTTAAAGAAGGATCCTCTGGTAATGTGATCCTAGCCAATGCACACCCATACGCAAGTTTAAGTAATGTCAGCAGTCCAGCGTTAAGTAGTGGTACACCTATCGCAGGCACAGGCAATGTATCAGCTTATAGCGCAGGCAATCTAACAGTGGCCGTTAACCAAGCAAGTGTGCGTAGTGTAGCCAACTTAAGAATCGTGGTAACCAACGTAAACGGCACCAGTGCTTATGCTGAAACAGGAGTTAATGTCCAAGTTCATACAGCAAGTCAAAGTGGCATCAGTGAAATTGCTATCAGTGCAAACACAAGTGCTAATACTAACCCAGCGGTGCGTAGCACATACTTCCTAGCTAATACTATACATACTCCACTGTATGCAAGACTGACAAACTTTATGACAGCACCAAATGTCTACACTGAGGCCAGTGATCCGGGTGTGGCAGGAACTAAAGAAGCAACTATCCGTATTGGTGTGTTAAAATGGTCAGCAAATAATTACAGCACAGGTTATCTACCAGTAGGTCCAGATCGTTCAAGTGACGGTGGTAGCTATCAATACTTTACCATGGGCTTCCAACGCACAGGTGTTTCAAACTTTAACCTACATCTTGTAGCACCGGCAGGTGTTGCAGGTGTGTGGATAGCAGCTCCAGGTACAACTATTGACTCGACTAGTGGGCTTAACGGTTGGCTAACAGCCACAACTAGTTACGCTGGTAGCGGAGTTCCTGGAAGCAATACAGGTGCTGGTGGTAATGGTTCAGATGGTTGTGGTAGTGGTGCACTGATCGCGGCCAACGTAGCCCTAAGCGGAACATTTACGATGACATTAGGAACAGTTAGTATGTCATCAGCAACCAACAACGTTGCATTAATTAGAATTGCTTTAGCTAGTGGGCAAACAGTTTCCACATTGGCGGTGTCATAATGCCTATACAAAGCGCATCAGATAATCAAAAAGTAGACTACCTTTGGAAGAAGATAGTCTATGGTGCAGCTAAGACTGATATCTCTGGTAATATCGATGCGACTAACGAACCTAATCCAAGCCCACTGTTAATACGCGGTGATAAGATCTTACAACAATCTGATCTGATTGCTAATATTATACCTGGCAGTAACAGCAGTGTCGTAACAGTCTATCCAACCACACTCCCTGTAGAATGTACTAGCACAGCAGGTATACCAACCCCGACATTAACTTGGCAAACAGGACAGACATTCTGGATTCCACCAGAATTTGGATCAACATATCAGATCAAAGTTTATATCAGCCCAAGCGGTCAAGCAGGTAACGTATTAACCAAAGGCACACAGGTATTTGCCACAGGCAGTGGTAATAACGATCTATGGGTGTTTGACTATCAAGCAGGCATCTTAAACTTTAACAGCAACAATACACCTTATAATGCCAGCAATCAACCTATCAGCTTTACTGGCAATAGTGTTTACATCAGTGGTGCTGTTTATTCTGGAGCATTCGGTTTACCGAATGCTGGTAATATTGGTAACACTATTTTAGGTAATATCACTTTCAGCGGTAATACTATATCGTCTAATCAAGCCAATGGTAACATAATGATTTTTGCACCAGGGCAGGGTATAGTGCAGTTTGTTGGACAAGATGCTATTGGTCTACCAAGTGGTGACGACACAACCAGACCATTATACCCAGAAATTGGATATACAAGATACAATACTATTCGCCAAAGTATAGAATACTATGATGGTAATTCATGGCTATCCCCAGGCGAAGCTGTTATCAGCTCGCAGACTATCAACCCAGATGGTTCAGCTAATACATTTGCATTGAGTTCTAATACCAGCACAGCTGGTGTATTAGTCAGCATCAATGGTACCTTGCAACAGCCAACTAGTGCTTATGTAGTTGTTAGTAACAACCAGATACAATTTACTGAAACCCCATTGACCACAGATATAGTTGAAGTGCGTTATATTTCTGTCGGTGCGGTATCTGTAGGATCATTACAATTCCAAAATACAACTTTTGTTACATTAGATGCACAAAGCATTAATATAGTTGGAAATATTCAAACCACAGGATTTTACAACAATCTAGCTAATAATTTATTACCTAACGTTGCTACTACGACTATTGATAGCTATAATATTACCAGTTACAGAACTGCAAAATATATTATACAAGCAGTTAGATCCGGTGATGTACAAAGTTCAGAAACACTAGTCACACATAATAATTCTACAGCATTAACTACAACGTATGGAGTTATTACCATAGGTAACAGTTTAGGTAATGTATCTGCAACGATAGTCGGTAGTAATGTAGAAGTACAATTTACTCCTACTAGTGCTAATACATATCTTACAGTCAGCAGAGACTTTTATCCCCTTTAATTTTACCAATCTTGCATAAATAATACTAAACACATCAAACGCCCTAGGGGAACATGGAACCGCAGGCTGTAATCTAGTGTTATAATATAATATACTATAATTGCGGAAACCATAATATGTCAGCACTGACCAGAATTTTAAATAATCAGATCACCAACAGCACGATCATTGCTAGTCAAAAGATCGCAGCAGGATCTATCACTGGTAGTTTATTTGCCAGTAACGTAACAGTACCAGGTGACTTCCTGATCACTGGTAACCTGTTTGTTTTAGGTACCAGTGCCTACACTACCATCGCTTCAACCAACACCTTTGTTAACGATCCCCTGATCGTACTTAACAATGGATTTGCGGGCACTAATACCTACGATGAAGGGTTTATATTCAATCGCGGTAGTTTACAAAACCGCGCACTGATCTGGAGTGAGTACTTCCAAGAATTCCGCTTAATTGGCACAACTGAAACTGGTACTGCGTATGGTAACGTAGCAGTTAGCAATTATGCTAATTTACATCTAGGTAACCTAACAGTTGATTACGCACTAACAACAGGTGGTCTAAACACCACAGGTAACGTACTTGCGACAGCAGGTACGTTTAATGCACTAACAGTAAATGGTAATGGAGCAGTAACTGGTTACTTAAATGTAACTGGTAATGTATTAGCAAGCACAATACAAGGTAGTTTCTTAACAGCAAGTACAGTGGCAGTAGGTAATATATCAGCAGTTACTATTGGTAATGCTGGCGCAACAGTAACAGGTACCGCGGGCACATTTGGCGCGGTTAATTCTGGATTTGTTGGTAATACGGGTACAATATTTACTGGTGCAAGCATTAACCTAAGCGGTAATGTAGTAGCAAGTACGGTACTTGCTCAACTAGTAACTGCCGATGATGCTACTTTTGGTAATGTAGATGCTGGGTTTATTGGAAATACAGGGACAACATTTACAGGGACAACGGCATCTTTTGCAGGTAACGTTATTGGCGGACTAGCACAATTTGCTGCGATTAACTCTACTCCGATTGGTAATACTGCTGCGTCAAGCGGTGCATTTTCAACACTATTTGCCAGCAGCCAAGTTACATTCTCAGCGAATACAGCATCAACTTCGACTACCACTGGTGCTTTAGTAGTTAGTGGTGGTGTAGGTGTGGGCGGTAATATCACAGTTGGTGCTCGATTTAAATCAACAGATGACACACAAAGCACAAGCACTACAACTGGTGCGATTATCACAGCTGGTGGTGTTGGCATCGCTAAAAACTTAACGGTCGGTGGTGATGCAACTATCACCGGTAACTTAACGGTACAAGGTGTATTAACAGCAATCCAATCAACAACATTAGATGTAACTGACTTACAAATTACTCTAGCCAGAGGTGCAGGCACTAGTTCCGCAGCTGATGGCGCTGGTATCAACGTCGACTACGGTAACGTTGGCGCAAATATTACCTATACACACGCAACAACGTCATGGAACTTTAACCGAGCAGTGATCGGTAGTACGTATGCTAACTTTGGTGGTAACGTACTAGCTACTAACTTCGTTGGTGGCGGTGTTAACATTTCAGGTAACTTATTAGCCACAACCGCAGTACTAAATGCCCTAACAGTCAATGGCGATATCACATCAACCGGATTCTTTAATACTACAGCTAACATATCAGCTGCAGTAGTCAATGGTGGAGCAATTAACTCAACTGGTTTAATTAATACAACCGGCAATGTGAGTGCTGCTACTGTGATAGCTGGTCAATTTAATACAACTGGTAACTTGGTAGCAAGTGAAGTAAGTACAGGCACGTTAAATGCAACTGGTACTACAACACTAGTAGCTGTTAACTCAAGTGGATTTATTAATACAACTGCGAACGTAAGTGCAGCAGTGGTCAACGCAGGAGCGTTAAACGTAACTGGAACCACGACACTAGCCGCAGTTAATTCAAGTGGTTTCATACAAACCACTGGTAATGTTTCAGCAAGTAGGATCAACGCAGATACACTAGCCGCAACTGGTACGATCTGGGCCAATGCCGCAACAGATACAAGTTCGTTGTCAACAGGAGCATTAATAGTTGCTGGTGGTACAGCAGTTGGTAAAACATTATGGGTAGGTGAGGGTGCAGTTATCAACAGCACAAGAGCCGCAGAAGCGTTCCAAGTTTATGGCGCAACTGGTAATGATGGTTTGATCTATGCAGACACTGCTAAGAGTGCAATAGTATTCAGTTCAACGGGTAACACTACAGTACAAAATGGCGTAATAGCTAAATTTGACAGTGCTGGTGCTATTATCTTACCAAGCGGATCTAATGCCACACGTCCGGGTGCTGCAGGTAATGTTGACGTAGCAGGTATGTTACGTTATAGCACAACATCAAACAACGTAGAGTTCTACGATGGTACTAATTGGACGGCAGCAGGTAGCCAATTCACAATTATTGCTACAAATGCATTCAATGGTGACGGATCAACAACAGCATTTACCTTAAGTTCAGCCTCAACAACTGCTGGCACGATCGTAATGGTCAACGGTGTCGTACAGATACCAGTAACAGCTTACAGTGTAAGTACCACAACACTAACATTTACAGAAGCACCAGCAACAGGTGACGTCATTGACGCTCGTGTATTAACAACCACAGCAACAGTTTCAGCTATTTCCAGCGGTAACGGTTATAATAACTTTGATGTAGCTACACCACCATATGCCAACATCACAGCAGGTACAAGTAGTGCAACAGTGCGAGTCAGCGTTGATGGTGTAAATGGTAAGGTAACATTCACCAACGATGTTGTGATTAATGGTCAATTAACAGTATTAGGTGATTCATCAGGTAATATCAACATTGGTAATGAAACTGGTGATAGATTGCAATTACGTGGTAAAACGGTCTATGATCAGACAGCTATAAATGTACCCGACGCCAATCTAAAAGAGCTAGACAGTTTCAGCGTATCAGCATTTACCACTGCTAGATATACAGTACAAGTCAAGAATGGTGGTAGTGTATCAGCAGCTGAGCTTATAGTATCTCATGATACTGCGACTTCTAATATAGCTACCTATGCTATAATCAGCACGCTTCCTGGTACGTTCCAATCAAATATCAGCAGCGGAACTGTGAAATTGTTCTACACACCTAGTGGTGCGCAAAATGCTAACATTAAAGTATTGACTACATACATTGTTTAAAGGTAAAACATGCTTCAATTAAACAAAAAATATCGAAGAGGTTATACAGGTGAGGATATCGTCGTTGAACGCAAGCACGAAGGCCGTGTTTGGCATGACATCACTGAAACAGTCCCTAATCAGATAACCAATAATCAGATCAGCAATCGTGCTGTTGTTATCGGCAATGGCACAAGTCGATTAGATTTTAATCTTCAACACTTAAAAACTCCTAGCGGATTACTTGGTGCCAAGACTGTGCAGACCTATGGGTGTAATGCCTTATATAGAGATTTTGCTCCTGATTTTTTAGTAGCTACTGGTAATAATGGCATCATTGACGAAATAGCTAACAGCTCTTACACTAACGATAATATTGCTTATACAAACAATCTACACTTATTAGAACACCCAAATAAATTTTATCTGATTCCTTATGATCCTTATGCTGATGCTGGTACTACTGCCGCATATATCGCTGCATTTGATGGTCACAAACGTATCTACTTAATAGGATTTGATGGATATGACACAGAAGGATATAACAATAATATCTATGCAGACACCAATGGGTATGACGATAAATGGAAATTTGAAGTAGAAAGCAATAAGCTAATCATGAATCGCTTTCAGCTATTTAATGTATATAATGACGTTGATTTTATATGGGTCACTCAATCAGGTAGATCTACTATCCCAGAACAACTTAAATGGTGCATTAATCATAGACAAATCAGCTTCAGAGATTTGGTCTTAGAGTGCGACCTATAACAAGACTCGTTCTAAGGTCTTAATCTTTTCAATTACCGCAGTAAAATTAATCGTGCGCCACACCCCTGGATGTAGAGGTTTGGGATGATCTTCTAGATTCACCCAACAATATCCACGATGTTCATAGTTCAATATGGGAACGAATTCTTCGTCAACAGGAATAAGGAAAGTGTGATAACTGAAATGCCCGTTGTCGCTGGTAAATTTTTCTATGGGAATGACCTTGACATCCTGGAATTCGTACCCAAGTTCTTCTTTTAATTCACGGGTCAGAGACCCAAGTATCTGCTCATTGGCATCGATCTTGCCACCAGCTAATCCCCAGGTACCCGCATACTTGGTGCTGTTGCGCAGTAGGAATAGATAACGGTGAGTTGATATTGAGTAGATGAAAGTACCTACACCTTCTATATGACTAGAGTCCATGATCCTGCTTTGTATTCGCCTTCGTAGCTTTTTACCCATTGAGATTGATTCCACTTGTATTGAGTCCCAGTATTGAGATTACTTACATATTGTAGCGTCGTGTCAGTCTGGCTGTCAAATGAAACAGCCCAATTTGTACCATTGTATTGTATGATATCGTTGGCATGGGCTACCAATTGCAGACCATCGATACCAGTCCAAATTGGAGCACCATCTCCAGGATTATTGTCAAAACTTCCGATATCATCCAGGATCAGATAACGTGTACCATTGACTGCTGATTGAGCTAATGATACAGAGGAATCTTTGCGAGGATCAACGATGGCATCGATCGGTGATAAGGTATTGGAGGGTTTGGTATCTATGTCGACATTGAAAATCAATAGGCTGTCATCAGTAGGGTGATAGCTGACCGTGCCAATGACTTCATTGAGGCCATCTTCCTGCAGCAGTCGGACCTGGCTGATACCATTCTGTAGTTCACCATAGACACTGATCAAACTACGCCATATGTCTTTGGTACCAACTTTGGTCGGGGTTTCTAGGGTAGGTTCGCGTGGCAGTTCTAGTTCACTGATCTTAAGCAAGGTCAACTGATTACCGATCAGCAGTACTCCATACATTAGCGGAGTGAAATACTGTCGACGCCCTAGTAGATTATCTTCACTCATCACATCAGCACTGAGATTACCATCGCTGTCGTGTATGCTGGCGATGATCTTCTGTATGACTCCCAGCTTCTTGATTTTAGCTGGTGGACTGATCCACACGGGCAATTTGAATGTCAAGGTAGCCACATCGATAGGATTTTCAGTACCAATCGGCACGCTACGGCTAGTCCAATTAGGAGATTCCAGATAGACCACACTTAGGCTGGTCCAGTCGATGTAGTTATCTGTCGATTGTATTTCCAATGCTGGATTAAACAGCACCATCAATTGTTCTAATAGCTGTAGTTTCTGTTTGGTATTAGATGTCCAGATATCTAATTTTAAATCTATAGTGTAAGGTACAGGCATCAGGCGTTCGATGCTGAAGGCATTACCTTGGCGATTCTCGTACTCCATGGTGTCTTCATTGTAGTAGCGTTCTCTGATCTGCATCTTGCCAATGAAAGTAGGATCCTGTACGCGATCGCGATCATAGGTGATGTTATTGATCCAAGCAGCCATGGCCGGTACTGTGGGCAACATATTACCAGCGGTATTCTGGCTGAGTATGGCCTGTACTTGGCGACTGCTGTCACCGTAGTAAACAGGCACACGCTGTAAGGTAGTATTACCTTGGCGATCCTGGCCAAACTCTACTTGAAATCCTGATACCATGCGTATAAATTGAGCAAGGAATCGCTCTATCTGGGCATCATAAAAAAATTGAATATTAGCTGTGGCCATCTTTAGTTATCCGCTGAAGGACGCAGGGCTTGACTCAAGCTCTGACGTTCATTGACTACATTTCTGTAAATTGTATATTCTAATACACTGCCAATTGGCAATGGACTTGCATCTGCTACAGTAGCACTTGATACTACGCCAGTTAGATTACCAGCTAGAGTATAACTCGCACTTGATGCATTAGCTGTAGTCACGACATAACTGCCATTGAAAGCTGTGCTACCAGCCACACCTGCTATCAAGATATCTTGACCTACTACGAACGGTGTAGTTGATTGGCTAGCGAATCGTATAGTAGCATTACCACCCGTGGCCGTAGCAGATGTTATCCTTAGCTTTCTTGGATACAGTGGACCAGTGATAGTAACAGCTATATTACCACTGCTGTTAGATATAGTATTAGTGATAGGTAATCCGTCTAGACGAGTTCTAGCACCATAGGTGCTGTTGTATGGAACTTTAACGACCACTGTCTTGGTAGATAGTGTAAACGATAATGTAGCCGCATTAGCAGCTGGAACGTATGAATTTGAAATACGTATAGCGTCCCAGGCTGCACCGTTACTCATGAACTGATTAGTGTCGTTGATAAATCCACTTAGTTGTGTTTGATTTTCTACGCCCGGTGTTAGGTTAGTTCTCACTGAATCTTCTACTTTGACCCAACGGCGACCATCATATCGGAACAGCCTATTAGGTATGTAATCTAAACGTAGATGGTAGTCGCCTTGTCCTGGAGCAGCTGGGAACGCGATACCAGCGGCCACTGTGGCACCGTTTGGTGGTAGTGCATCTCCAGTGAGATAACCTTCTATTTTTACTGCTGACGTTAATGTCTGTGCGCTGGCATCTGCAATGTTTGAGCTAGCATCAGGTGACATGTCACTGGCATCTAGCGCACCAGGGTCAACAGGTAATCCATGTGCGTTAACATTTTCAGTGTAGAACGTGCTGGTATCGTAGCCACTCTTAGGTACATCTTGTTCTGCACGAGTAACGATGGCATCATTGATCTCAATGTATTTGTTATAGGTGCTGATAACTTCACCCAGAGTATTAGTATTTGTTTCGTCGTTGCTAGCTGGTAAGTTATTGAGTATGTCTTTGTATTCTTGGCTGTCTACCAATGGTTGTAGTTTAACACGCCATAGATGTGGCCACCAAGTCTGTGCGAAACCTTCCGCGGCACGGCTAGCATCATTGACCACATAGAATCGTTTGAGTGCGGCACCAACACCTTCGTCCAATGGATAGTAGTCTATTAGATTTGGTAGTTCTAGCACATCACCTACCATGAGCTTGCGTCCAATGACGTCGATCATGTCATCATAGTGGACCACCGCAAACATGGTATCACCAGTTAGGAATAATCCAAACTGTTGTAGGTCAAAATCGTTGTCATTGATGCGATAGATAGTTCGCATGGTATATACACTAGTGTCATACTTGCGATCACGATTTTCGAGGAACAAGAGATCCTGTATGCCCATGATTCCAGTAGCACCCGACTCTGTGGCGCTGGCATTGGCCTGTGCTAATGGTCCCAAATATTTGTGGACATAGACATCGACTCCACCAACGGTAAACATCTCGCTCATGGTGCGATTGATGAACTTGTCGTCATTACCTTTGGTGGGCTTGTAAAGTGATAATCTTGGCATTACCTAATCCTATTATCTAGTATTTATCGACATTGACAACTACACCAAAATGTGTTATACTTGTATCATGGCTGAAATTACTCAAAGTTTAGATTGGGCACAAGTTCAAATTGAACTAGAAGCACCTGCACATAAGATGAAAAAGCATACCAACGACATGCTTAAAATGAGCGATGCTATAGGTGCTATGGTTAAAAAATTATCAGAAGAAGAAATTAACTGCCGTAGAATGGGTCGCCAAACCCGTAAGCACAAGGAACTATTAGAACAAATCAACCAAGAAATAGCCCATTATGAACAATATTTGACTTTTGGTGTGTTATTAAATGGTTGACAAATCTACCAAAAGATAGTATAATATACATAATAAAGGAGTGACTAAATGCATGATTTTATTAGAAAACTATGGAATAGCAAGACCACTATAGCTGTTATATTGTGGATAGCTGTATTTGTTTGGGTTTATAATTTAAATCCTGCGAAAAAATCCATAATACCGCATACACCTGCGGGAAAGACAGTCGAAGAAATCATGGCCACTCCGGTGGATACTGTCCAAGAAGCATCCTGGGACAAAGATTTTAAATCAGCAGTGGAGCCTATGTAATGGAATATAAATGGAGCCAACCCTATCCCGGTGAAAGCCGTTATGAACGCCTGTTCCGTGCCCAACGTATCCTACAGCTATCACGCCATGTGATGTTACTGGACACCGTAGAGCCAGTAAAAGATTTAACAGAAGCTAATAAATACCTCATGAAGTTTAGATTGGAGAAGTAACATGGGAACACCTGTATATATGGAAATAGAAGAAGCCTATAGCATCGTGCAATGGCACGGTGAAGAATATGGACATCGCAATCTCTTTGGTGCCCTAAACAGCATGGAAGAGCTTTGGGACGATCTAGACAGCATGGAACGTGCGGCCTATAAACAGGTCAAGCGTGAATTAGAAAAAGAACTTCTTGCAGTCCGTGTCTTGGAAGATGACGGACAACCAGATTAGTTGACAGATAAAATAAATTCTGTATAATTAAATAATTAACTAAGGAACTAGCATGGCAATTAAGATTGATGGCATGAAAAAGAAAGCAAAAGTCAGTAGTAATAATTTCGCTGATGAAAAATATACAGGTAATGAACCTATCTGGGATTATGATCGCGCCTTGACTTTTTCAAATGAAGAATTTGATCATCATCTACGCCAAAGTTTTCGTTACTATAATTATTATTACAGCACTAAAGATCTTAAAAAATATGTTGTAGCATGGTTACGTCAACATGAAGGTGAACAAGGGGTTCATAAGTTAGACAAAACTACCATTGATCGCTATCAACGCAGTGCAGATTGTCTGACTCCATTTACAGTTTGCGCCTTGATCAAAGCACATGAGCGTGGCATGCCTTTGCGTGATCGTCATGTAGAATATATCCTAGAAGCGGTTAAGAAAGTATTAACATTAAAAGCAGATAATGATGAAGACTTTGAAGAAAAGCCAGAAATAAAGAAAGCAGAAGTTCGTGTGCCAACCATACAAGACCGTATGAATGAAGTAGCTAAGAAGCATATCCTATATTTTGAAATGCTTGAAGATGCTCTATACACAGGTGAGACTGTGGATCCCAAGGCCTACGAATACCTAACAAAAAACAATGTGCCACAGGTATTGATTGGTAAGATATCAGCAGTGTTTGAACCACGCTGTGCAGAAGTACGCGAAGCACGTACAACTAAAGATGAGGATCTTAAAGATGCCTATAGCTACATGAAAGCAGCAGACTATAAACGCTATGATGCTTTCTATGACAAACTATTTGCTGACTTAACAGCCTACAATCAAACTAAGAAGGCTACTAAAAAAGCCGCAGTCCGTAAGCCACCAGCTAAAGAAAAACTAGTTCGTAGCTTAAAATATCTTAAACAAGATGCTGGAATGAAACTGGTATCAATTAATCCAGTGGACATCGTTGGTGCAGAACAGCTATGGGTCTACAACGTTAAAAATCGTAAACTAGGTCGTTATGTAGCTGAAGACCAAGGTGGTATACTCGGAGTTAAAGGTACAAGTATCACAGGATTTAACGCAAGCAAGAGCACACAAAAAACTCTGCGTAAACCCGAAGAACAGGTTAAAGCATTCCTAGCTAGTAACAAAGTAGAACTACGCAAGTTCTTAGAAAATATCAAAACTACAGAAATAAAATTAAACGGCAGGATAAACAGCGATACTATCCTACTTAAAGTAATCTAATCCCCCTCAAGGTAGCGCAAAGCCAAACTTATCCTGTTGTCGATAATAAATATACGATAACAGGATAAATTACATGTCAGATTTACCAGCAAACGTTTCAGCAACCACAGGTCTAACAGCAAATCTCAGCCTTACAACTGAAAGCCTATTTAATCCAGCAACAGGCACGGGTGCCGGACGCATCGCCTTTGATGCTAATCTACAGGCACAGTTAACCACAGTCCAAAGCCTGCAAAATGATATCATTGATTATATACGCTTACGTTTGGGCTATGGTATGATCGATGTTGAAGCAGATAAAGAACATTTTGACATGGGTATCAAACAAGCCCTTATACGTTATCGCCAAAAGAGCAGTAATTCAGTAGAAGAATCATATGCGTTCCTAGACATACACCCCGAAACACAGGAATACATCTTGCCTAGCTATATCATGGACGTTAAACAGGTATTCCGCCGCGGCATTGGCAGCGTAACAGGCACGACTGCCAGCCAATTTGAACCATTTGCATCAGGATATCTAAACACCTACATGCTGGTAGCGGGACGAGTTGGTGGGTTAACCAACTATGAATTATTCGTAGACTATCAAAAACTAGCCATGCGCATGTTTGGTGGCTTCATGAACTTTACCTGGAACAAGGTAACTAAGAAACTAACACTAGTACGCAAACAACCATTTAATGGAACTAGCCCAAACAATGAAGTAAGTGAAAGCATCTTGCTTTGGGTCTACAACTACAAACCAGATATCATGTTGCTGAATGATCCGCAGGTATTTCCATGGATACAAGACTACGCTTATGCACTGACATCTATGAGCATAGGTCAAGCACGTGAAAAATTCGCATCAATCGCAGGCCCACAAGGCGGTACTAGCCTTAACGGTACTGCACTCAAACAAGAAGGTCAGGCCCTACTAGATAAACTTGATGAAGAAATCAAGAACTATGTAGACGGTGGTCAACCATTAACTTGGATAATGGGTTAAAACCTCTAGACTTCAGCAGCGAATTCCCGTAAAATAGTATATCAACTAAGGAGTAGCTATGAGTCAAGTCATTGGTATCTGTGGACTGATTGGTGCGGGCAAGGACACAGTAGCAGATTATCTGGTTAACCTACACGAATTCCGTAGAGAAAGTTTCGCCAACAGTCTCAAAGACAGCGTGGCCGCTGTGTTTGGGTGGGATCGTGAACTATTAGAAGGCCGCACCAAACAATCAAGAGAGTGGAGAGAGCAAGTAGATCTATTCTGGGCTGATCGCTTGAAGATGCCCAAACTAACTCCACGCTGGGTCTTACAGTATTGGGGCACAGAAGTCTGCCGCCGAGCCTTCCACGATGATATCTGGGTAGCTAGTCTAGAAAATCGCCTGCGACAGAGCAAAGATGACATCGTCATCACTGATTGTCGATTTCCTAACGAACTCAAGGCCATACGCAAAGCTGGAGGTAAGATCATACGTGTCAAACGTGGAGCAGAACCCCAATGGTACGATGATGCTGTCAGCATGAACAAAGGACCTAGCCGTAATATGTCGTGGGCCCTGAGCAAACATAACATTGAAAAACTTAAGATACATGCCAGTGAAACTGCTTGGATTGGCAGTAAGTTTGATGCAGTGTTAGATAATAATGGTTCGTTAGATGATTTATACCTACAGATAGAACAAATATTAGTTAAAAATCAGGAACTAGATCTCCCTGCCGCCACCCTAGACCCTCGCGAGCAACTTCAAATTGGCAGTTAGCACAGACTGTTTTTAAATTAGTTATTGCTGTATTGTTTAGATCACCATCGACGTGATAGACATATAACTGTTCTTTTAGTTTAGCCTTGAACCCACACTTTTCACAGTGTGGTTTCTTTTTATAGCCTAGTTCCATCCAACGTGGCTTGGGTGCAGGCAAATTACGCTTCTTCCTAATACACGTATCACAGCGAGTCCTATAGTAAGTCTTGCCATGCATCTTATAGTTTACAGCAACCGGCTTTTTACCACAGATTTCGCATATTTTACGGTATTCCATATACCTATTTAGCTTACAGTAGTGGATGAACCTTTCAAAGGGCACCTTAGAACACCAAAATTGCCAAATATCTATAAATAGTTTAAAGTAACCTATTTAGAGGAACAAATACTATGGCATCATTAATTTCCCCAGGCGTCCAGGTAACGGTCATCGATCAAAGCCAATACGCACCAACCCAAGCTGGTTCAGTACCCTTGGTTATACTTGCAACAGCACAAGACAAATTATCTCCAGGTGATACACTGGCTTCAGGCACAACGATAGCTAATGCTGAAAAGATCATCACTGTAACTAGCCAACGTGATCTCGTTAATTTATTTGGTAATCCTTTCTTCGCAGTTGATGCAAGCGATAATCCAATTAACGGCGATGAACGCAACGAATATGGCTTATTAGCAGCTTATTCAGCACTGGGTGTGACTAATACCATGTATGTGCAACGAGCCAACGTCAATCTAGCACAGCTAGAAGGTACAGGCACACGCCCAACAGGAACACCTCCTGATGGAACATACTGGTTAGATATAAGCAATACTAACTATGGTATCTATGAGTGGTCACAAGATACTGGATTTGTCCTAACAACACCATCAGTGATCACATCGACTAGCTATCTCAGCAGTGGTATTCCACTAGCTTCATACGGTAGCATTGGTGAGTATGCTGTGGTAGCCACAAGTTCAGCTAATCCAATCTATTACAAGGGATTTGACAATGCCTGGGTACTAGTAGGCAGCGACGATTGGAAATCAGTGGTTCCAACTGTTACAGGTAACATCGCAAGTCCAGCGGTAACCGTTGGATCTAAGATGTTCATCAATGGTAATCTTGTTACTATGTCAGGTACGACAGCTTCATCAGCTGCAACTAACATTAATTCAGCAAGTATTGCGGGTGTTTCGGCATTCGTAAACTCTAGCAACCAATTAGAAATTTTCTCAAACGGTCTAACAGTTCTTTACAGTAATGCAGCCGGTAACCTTCGAGGTGTGATTGACACTAGCACAAGTGACCCAGATACGCTACAAATTATTCGAGGATCAGTACTACTTGGTGCCAACGTTGACTGCGCGGCTAACCTAGGTATCCTACAATCAGGATTAGCTACTATCAGCAGTGGTGGTAATGTCTATGCCTACAATAGCCCAACTGTTGAATTTGCTGGTTACACAGCACCTCCAGCTTGGAGAACCAGTGATGTAACTCCACGTCCTGATGGATCAGTATGGTTCAAGACCACTGCCACAGGCAACGGTGCTAGCTATGCGATCAAAGAATACAGTGCTGTATTAGACAGTTTCACACTGTTAAGTGCTCCATTATACATAGGTGATGCAGCAGCCATATATGGTCTAGATCCAGTAGGTGGCGGTGCAAGCCTTGATGCAGGTGCATTATATGTTAAATATGACCTATTAGGTACAACATCAGCTACATTTACTCCTTTCATCAAGAACGTCCAAGGTATCTTGACTATCACCGGTACAGTAGCAGGTGGAGCAGCATTAACATATAGAGCCAATGACAGTTTTAGCATGAGTGTAAGTGTTCCGGGTAGTTCAACACTGAGTACAGCCACAGTAACACTTGGTGGCAGTGGCAATGTACAACCAGCAACAGCATTGGTTAGTGCTATACTAGCAGCCAATTTGCCAAATATCACAGCAGGAATTAACTCAGATGGACAAGTTTTTGTTAGCCATCTAGCTGGTGGTATTATTGGATGGACGCAGTTAGTTGGTACTCCGATGGACACAGCTGGGTTAAATAGTTCTATTCGTGTTCAAGAACTAACTCCGAGTGTGGTATATCTAGCTAGCCCATTTACAGAACTAACCTATACATATTCAGCAACAGAGCCTTACAGTGATCCACGCGATGGTACGTTATGGTACTATAGTGATCCATTAGTAGCTGACATCTTGATCAATGATGGTGCAGGTTGGAAAGGTTATCGAAACGTGGCAAATGATGCACGTGGATATGATCTAACAGCAACAGACCCAGCTGGTCCAATTTTTGCAGCTAGCCAACCACTAACACAGAATGATGGCACTAGTCAATTAGTCCAAGGTGACTTATGGATCAGTACCAGTGATGCTGATCTAGCCAACTATCCTGTATTGTATCGCTACAATGGTGCGACATGGGAATTATTTGACAACGCAGATGATGTTGATGCTAATGGTATAGTGTTTGCAGATGCACGTTGGTCAGCTACAGGTAACGTTGACGTTGTCACAGGCAGCTTGCCAACTATCACAAGTTTGATTACCAGCGATTACGTAGATGCAGATTGTCCAGCATATCAACTATATGCACGTGGTACAATATTATTCAATACACGTCGCAGTGGATTTAACGTTAAACGTTTTGACAGCACAGGATTTACCAGTGCTCAACTAGCAACAGTCACAGGCACAGAAGCAGCAACATGGTTCACACAAAGTGGAGTTGATCCTACAACAGCAGTTCCATATTTTGGTACTAAAGCACAACGATCAACAGTGGTTGAAGCACTCAAAGCAGCAGTGGCCGCAAGCACAGTGTTACGTGAAGAACAAACAAATTTCAACTTGATCTGTTGTCCAGGATACCCTGAGTTGATCCAAGATATGATTACCTTAAACAATGATCGCCTTAACACAGCTTTCATTATCGGTGATAGTCCATTAGACCTAACTAGTGATTCAACTAGCATTGATGCATGGGCTAGAAATACTAACCTTGTAGTAGATAATGGCGTAGATGGATTAGTCAGCAACAGTGAATACCTAGGTGTTTACTATCCAAGTGGATTTGCTACTAATCTAGATGGAGAAAGTGTCGTAGTTCCTCCAAGTCACATGATGCTGAGAACTATCATCCGCAGTGATGCTGTTAGTTATCCATGGTTTGCACCAGCAGGTGTGCGCCGCGGTTTAATTGATAATGTCACAGCTATTGGTTATGTTGATACAGCAGACAATAATACCTTCAAGTCAATTGGTGTAACGAGTGGATTGCGAGATGTTCTATACAGAAACAGAGTTAATCCAATCACTATATTACCTGGTGTTGGGTTGGTAGCATACGGTCAGAAAACTCGCAGTGCGCAGGCAAGTGCGATGGATCGTATCAACGTGGCAAGACTAGTTGTTTATCTAAGAACAATATTAGGTAGGATTGCACAGCCATTTATATTTGAACCAAATGACACGATTACACGTAGCCAAGTCAAAGGAGCATTTGATTCAGTGTTTAACGATCTAGTTGCTAAACGTGCGATCTATGACTACTTGGTAGTGTGCGATACATCAAATAACACTCCTATCAGGATTGATAATAATGAATTGTATATTGATATCGCTATACAACCAGTTAAAGCCATTGAGTTTATCTATATTCCGGTTCGCTTACAAAACACCGGAGCAGCTTTGACTATTAATTAATATACGCATATTATGGGAGGAGTGATCCTCCCCCGATATGAGATAAAAACAGCTAAATACTATTATAGTATCTAAAGGAAAATAAGATGGCAACATCATCATTAACAAATTTTACAGTACCCCTAAGCACAAATCAGAGTGCTAGTTCACAGGGTCTGTTAATGCCAAAATTAAAGTTTCGCTTTCGCGTGACTTTCTTGAATTTTGGTGTTACACAACCTACTACTGAGCTGACCAAACAGGTCATGGATTTCAAACGTCCGAGCGTGAGCTTTGAAGAAATCCTTATTCCTATCTATAACAGCAAGGTATACTTAGCAGGTAAACCAACCTGGGAGCCAGTCACTTGTGCGCTACGTGATGATGCGGGCGGTGAAGTAAGCAAACGTGTTGGCGAACAGATGCAGAAACAATATGATTTCTTTGAACAAAGTTCTGCAAGTTCAGGTATTGACTATAAATTTACTACTGTGCTTGAAATACTTGATGGCGGTAATGGTACGAACGTTCCTAACATCCTTGAAACTTGGGAGATGTATGGTTGTTATCTCAGCACTACAGACTATGGTGATAATAACTATGGTACTAACGATCCGATGACAGTAACATTAACAATACGTTACGACAACGCACTGCAAACACCTACAGGTTCAGGTATTGGTTCTCAGATAACAAGAACACTAGGCACAGTAATTACTGGATAATCCAGACGAAACAACTCAAAAAGCTCGGCGTAAAAAACCGAGCTTTTTTTATCGGATAAATATATAAAACGGAAAGCATCATGGCAAGAAACAACATCTGGGGCAGTATCTTACAGTCGATAGCACCTAATAGAAACGTTAGAGACTATCAACATGCCGCACGAACATTTATCGATGGCCTGTATAGACTTAGTCCTAAATTAAATAATCTATTCCACGTGTTCATTGATGTAAATCCAAGCATAGCTAACATGGATCAATTGAGCCAGATAGAAACGGGGCTCATGGCCAAGCAAGTACAGTTACCTAAATTTACTGTCACTACCAAAACGCATAATGCCTACAATAGAAAGACAGTACAACAAGAAAAGGTTACCTATGATCCAGTGACCATCACCTTCCATGATGACAGTGCCGATGTGGTTCGCAAGTTTTGGTACAATTACTATTCTTACTACTACAGAGACAGCGATTATCCATTAGAAAATTTCAAAGATGACAGCAAGTATAAGCAACGCCAACAACAGAATTGGGGTTACACGCCCAAGACCGATCTAGCAGGTAACATTCCTTTTATTACCAGCATAAGAATTTATAGTTTGCATCAAAAACGTTTCAGCAGCTATTATCTAATCCGCCCAATGATCAGCATATTCCAACATGGCCAACACACAGCCGGTGAATACCAACCATTAGAACATACCATGACGGTCAACTATGAAAGTGTGCTGTATGACACAGGCCCAGTCAGCAATGGCACAGTTCTAGGCTTCAGCGAAGTACACTATGATAATACCAGTAGCCCACTGCGTAATCTTGGTGCGCTGATCGGTGCCGGTGACAGCATATTAAACAGTATTGAGAATGGTGACCTAGGCAGCACGGTACAGAATGTCATCAATGCCACGAATATCCTCACCGGCACCAACACACAGATCAAACAAACACCTGCGGTGGATCTGAGCCAAATTGGTGAAAATATCATGAAAGGTCGCAACCCACTCAGCAGTATTTTCGTGCCTACCAGCGGGTCAGTTCGACAAGGTATCAGTAAAGCTACTTCAGGTATTTTTGGCTCAAGCAATCAAGGACGCACAGACGTATAAGGATATACTATGTCAGCAACTTCAGGAAATCTACCAACCAACGATGGGTTAAACAACACCCAACAATACTTCAATAATTTCTACATCCAACAGCCCGTGGTCGGTCCCAGCGAAAATGATGCAGTGGTGGCCTATTTCCAAATGATAACAGGGGACAGGGAAACTGGTAAAACACTAGCAGGTGCTGTGGTCTATACCTGCATACAGCAGAGCCTAGATCCTGTAGAAGTTGTTGAGCAGTTGAAAAAATTCAGTGACAAAAATAGGCTAACAAGTCCTACATATTCCAGTGAAACCAATAGCGATGCACAAGACACAAATGTCTATAATTCAAATACAGGAAACTGGACAGCAGGATCAAAACAGCGTGCTAAACCAGGTCCTAGCGTGCCTTACAATAATCTCAGCGAACTTGATGCATATTTAACCATGCTGTTGAATCTTAATCGCGTGGGAACCAGTTTACTTGGATTGAATAACAGTCCCAGGACTGGCAAATACATACAGAGAACTATCTTAGCATAATGGCCAAGTACGCTAGCGGCAAATACACTGTCAAGAATCCCGAAAAATATATGGGCAAGCGCAGTCCTACCTATCGCAGCAGTTGGGAATTTGCTTTCATGAGCTTCGCTGACAACAATCCAGCGGTGTTAAATTGGACGTCAGAGAGCGTGAAAATACCCTATTTCAATCCCGTCAGCGGTAAGAATACTATCTACGTGCCAGACTTTCTCATAGTTTATGTAGACGCTAATCAAAAGCAACATACTGAACTAGTAGAAGTCAAACCCTCGACAGAAACCACTATGGAATCAGCACGCAGTTATCGCGATAAATTAAGTGTAGCCATGAACATGGCCAAATGGGCAGCTGCGGACAGTTGGTGCCGTGCTAACAACATGCGATTCCGTGTCATAACCGAATACGATATATTCAAGAATCAGAAGCGGTAAATACATGCATGACACAAAAACTAGAAGAACTATTTAACCTGCCACCTGTTGACACTACTACTTCAGAAGAAGCCAAATCTACTATTGAAGAAAATCGCGCTATCATACAAGAAGTTGATCTAGCCATTGATAAGATTGATGCGGCATTGCCCTTTGTCAACGATCTAGACATCAGCGATCGAGAGCTAGATGATCTCAGCGATCTTGCTAAAGAAAAATTCCAGGACCTAATTGATCTAGGCATGAACGTCGAAGCACGCTTCAGCGGACACATCCTAGCCACAGCAGGCACCCTGCTAGGACATGCTATTACAGCTAAGCAAGCCAAGCTGGATAAGAAGCTACGTGTGGTTGATTTGCAGCTGAAAAAGGCTCATTT